CAACATATAATGTATCTCCCGGTGAATAAGCACCAGTATTTACGTTTGATAAAACGCCTTGTGTAATTACAAAACCTAAACCGCCCGCAGCTATTGAACTACTAAATACTAAACCTACTGTTTTTGAAGAAGTAGCTTCGCTTGTATTATCAGCTAATTTTACAGACATTCTATCTCCACTTGCCCCAAATGCGTAAACTGGTTGTCCTTTATTTATTGTAACACTATCAGCATTTGTAACGTATGCGAACATTTGATTAGGTGCAATTCCTATCATTTGGAAATTAGTACCGTCATAAATAATAATGAATTCTTGACCTACAGAAATATCTCCGCCAGTTATAATTACATTATTATTTTTAACTAAATCTACTGCGCCTAAACTATTTATATTTAATGTCGCACCGTTTGAATTAGCAGTATTAAATTTAATTACATAAGCGTCATTTGTTGTATAAGAAGTAACTCCAGTAATTGTAGTTGTGTAAACGTCTGTAGTTGCTGCAGTTGCAGTTCCAGATTTTAAACCACCAGAAGCAGGTGACCAACTTAAATTACCCGATCCATCATTTGTTAAAACCGTATCTACGCTTCCTTGCGTATCTGGAAGCACTAAAGAATAAGAAGCGGTAATTGTCGGTGCTGAAATTTCTATTGTTTCTGTTCCTGCGGTATTTTCAAAGAAAATAGGGCTTCCCGTTTTTATTATTATTCCGTTTTTATCGTATGAAAATATTGTAGTATTGTCTGCAATAAAATCAATACTTTGGTCGTCTTGTGCGCCAAACACCGCAGTAGCACCAAATGTATTTCCGCCATTAATAAACGCATTATCAATTCCTATATCGCTTTTAATTTGTGCCCAATCTGTTTTATTGTAAATAGAACCACGCTGAATTAAAAACAAGTCACTATTTGTTAGCGTTCCTGCGTCTGCGTATTGTGATATATATTTACTCATTAAAACTAACTATTATGCAATTATAAATAATATCGTTAATAGTTATTGGCACGTCGTAATTCTGCCCATATTGTTGTGTAGATAACCACACCTCTAATTTTCCGTTTGACTTAATAAATATTTTTTTATCAAAGAAAAACGGGTCAATCGTTATTTTTCCATCTTCACCTATCATTGTTTCAATAACGTAATGTTTTTCAAATTTATCTAATATATGCAAATAATATTCGTCGCCCTCTATTAAATCTGTTATAATACTAATAACAGAACATTGGTCTGCTAAATACTGATAACATTCGTCGCAATTATTTGTAATTTCTTCGCAAAAAGACATAATAAAAAAATTTAAAGCGGCTATATTTCAAACCGCTTTATTGTAAAACAATTATTCACCTATTACTTCAATACACTGCTCAAATACTCCATCTGGCGCATCAAATGGTTCAATTAAATTATCTTGTGTAAACTTTACGGAAATCATCCAGTTTACTTGCGATTTTTTACCATCTTTTACGTCTTGTTTCGGAATGAATTGTGCTGCTACGTCTGCTAAATGAACATAATTTTCAGTTTTGTAACCGAATTTAAAGTTCCTTGCATTTTTAATAGCATTCCAAAAGCCGTAATTATCTTTGTAATTCGGTTCTTCAACTGCCGCAGTAAAAGTATAGCTATCTAATTTTTCGTCTTGATCGCCAAAACCATTAACTACATTTTCTGCAACTGTTACTGTTCCTCTTGTGTAAGGAAATACATAAATATCTTTTGCTAATATTCCAGTCTGCCATTCGGAAGTATCTGTAATGTCAGTAAAAGTAAATGTTTTCTTTACAAGGAAAAATGCCCTGACGTCACCATTTTCTGTAGGTGGACAATCTGAACAATTTGGGTCTGGGATAGCGGTGCTACAACCCGGATAATAAATATCTGCTGCCATTTTATTGTATTTGTTTATTTAATTAAACCAATTAAATTTTTAATCGCATAATACAAGACAATTCTTGTCGTAGTTTGTTATAATATCATAACTCAAACTAAACAATATATGGTTAGGTTTTAACATAAAGTCATTTAAGTTAAATTCTGCGTCATATACCGCTTGTTTATCGTTATTAAATGAATTCTGAATGATATTACAGAAATTCAAATTTAATGCGCTTAAATCGGCTTTGGGTACTTCATACGCCATTGCTGCTTCTACGCCACCAATTAAATCTTCTTTTGTAAATTGTATTTTCGATCTATCTGCATAACATACTAATTGCATATTTGCAGTTTCTTCAATTCTTTTTTTTATTCCAAAATCTACTTCCGTTTCAACGTTTGCGCTTATTCCAATTACTCTATGATAAATAATAAATGGATAATTATCGTCAATACTTATGTAAGTAGCTTCGCCAGAATTTTCAACTAAACAAGGTTTTAATTCGTTTTCGTCTGTTCTTACAAGTTCTGCAATTCCATAAACTTTACCTTTCTGAAATCGCTTTGACTTAAACACTCCCGTAGTTATGTTTAAATTAATTTTATCTACTATTTCGTGAAGTTTAGGCATTTAAATTCTTACGTATTTTTGCGTTTATTATTGTATTAATATCTTTTAAATCATTCTCACTTGTCGCCCAAATTCTTTTAGCATATTTCTTTTCCAATGAATTACCAACTTCCGTTCCGTATGAAGTTATAAAACCTAAATCAACTTCGTTTTTTCCTTTTACTTCCAACCCAAATTCTTTACTTAATTTGCCGGAAAAATTTAAATCTACTTTATCAATTCTTCTGCCGATCTTATTCCTTAATGCTTTATAATTTGCGTTGTAAGCAGTTTTATGTGGCTTTCCATTCTTAAATTTAGTATCGCCATATTTTCCTGCTCTTTTTAAACCCTCTATTCCTTTCGCTTTACTTGCAGTTTTTCTCGGTGCTTTATCTGGGTTAATATAAATTGGTGTTGTTGTATCGTATTGACCTATATTCTGCAAATTACTATCTAACCCATCTTCGTGAACCCTTTCTAATGTATTAGCTTGTATCGTAGAACCAATTTCAATCATTAATTTTTCGTCTACAATAGTTTCTAACGCTTTCTCGAACTTATTTACTACCTTTCTTATGTTAGTGTTGTAAATCATAATATCGCTTCTCTAAACTGGTATAAATGGTTACATTCTAAACAAGCGTCATTCAAATTTAAGTTTATGCTATTTAAAGTTGTATTCAATTCTCCGTAATAAGTAATATCGTCTACAACTCCGCCTTTATATTTTGCTTCAAATATTTTTTTTAATTCTTTTGCTTTTACTTTATCGAATAAAGTATATTCGTTTAACCTGCTTGTATATATTCTTTCGTCCATTAATTCACTGCCTAATAAATATAACCAAGCACTTGCAAAGACATTTAAGTTATTACAAACTATCGGCTCAAACTGACATTGAATTGAAAATATTGCGCTTACTCCAAATGTATTTGTAGGATTTAATGTTACTTGGCTTGTTGCTACGTCTTCTGACATACCAGTTATTTTACCAACTGTTCCACAACCGCAGTCAAAACAATAATCGTAATCACCACAATTATAAAATAAACTATTATTTATTGTAGATATATCTAAAGCAGGAACATTAATATTACTAGTTTCAACGCTTATAAATATTCTTCTGGCTACGAATGTTTGATTAATAGTAATTGTATTCCAACCAACTATTGCGTCATAACTACCCTCACTAAATAGTTCGGTATTTGTATCTAAATCTTCAATAGCAATATTTACTTTTGCCGCAGTTAAAGAATAAAAGTTTAAAGTCTGAACATAAAATACTTGTAAATTGCTCGGTGCATAATCGGAAGTATCGCAGTTTAATTCTACTTTAAAACCTCTTTTAGTATTTGACATTGTAGTTACGTTTGTCGTATCTACTACTTTTCCAACGTCAATACTTTTATAAATTTGTTTTAATTTATATCGTTCTGCAAATATGGCTTTAACGTCATTCTTAAATCTTAATGCCGCTCTTGCTTGAACGTCATTCCAAACGCCTATATAATCTGCTTGGTCTTCGTCTGCTATACTATTAATCATTGCAAGTTCAACACCTGCTAATTGATTTATAAACAAGCCGCTTGGACTTGTATCTGTATCGCAATCTTTTAAACCTATATAATCAATTAAACATTCCATTTGTTTTGTTTTATAAAAAAGGGCAGCAAAATTGCCACCCTTTTTTGCTTGTTCAACTAAATTATTCTAACTACTAAACGTTTGTAATAGAGTAACGCAAAGAACCTCTGTTTCCAGAAAGTGCGTCTGTTCCTCTGTAAGCGTCTGCAGGTACAGTAAACAATCCGCATTGTTTAGAAAGGATAAAGTTATAACCTTTCTGTAGGTTCAATGAAGTTCCATAATACTGGTCTGTTAATGTAACTGGACAATCAGAATATTTTAACTGCCAATCAAACATTACTGGCATAACTTCTGCGCCTACCATCATTGGAAGTGCAATAGTTCCAAATACAGAAGCACCCGGTTTAACACCTGCTTTAAAGCCAGTGTATTCCATATACTCAACGATTTGTACTGCGTTTGGTTCGTATGCAATAACTTGGTTAGCACCCAAAATAGAAGAAGCTGAAAGGTCTAAATAAAAGTCTGCACCAGCACCTTGAATTTTAGTATCCAAACCTGACTGGTCGATACCTTTAGCTGCTTGCATAAGCATAAAGTTGTGCATTAAACCAGAACCTACAATTTGTGGTCTTCCTTTACCGCCATTAATCTTATAGTCAGAAAGAATTTCATTCATTCCTGCGTTAAGTGGCAAGTTAGTTGTGTTTAATGGAAAATTTACTGTTTTTGCTGCGGCTGAACCAGTTACACGATTTTTACCTATTGCGGCAACTGCAAGTGTTAAAAGGTCGTCATTAATGCCTTGTAGAATTGCGTTTGCTGCGTGTAGAATATCGTCTAACAATTCAGCTGCGATTTGTCCTGCAGGTTGTCCTACTGCTACTGTTCTTGACGCTTCGTCTTCGAATTGAGCAACTGTTTCGTCAGCTAAATAAATAGCTATTTGACGTGTAGAAGAAAGATCAACTGAAGCTTCTTGACGTGAAAGTACAGAAGTAACGTCACAAGATTTTGAAGTATCTGTGAAGTCTTTTGTAAATCTTTGCTTGTAAGAAACTTGAACTGTGTTCTTATGTCCTGCAGCGTTATTTAATGTTAATACTTGTGGTTTGTTTTGAGACTGCAAAAGATTTAAAAAACCTTGCGGGTCTAATTTATAACCGGGATAAGCAGCATCTCCAAAAATGGAATTAGCTGCGCGAAGCAAATAAGGTCTAAAGCCTTGTCCTAATGTTACTGACATTTTTTTTTATATTAATAGATTAACTGACTTCTGATAACAAATTATCCATAGCTGCCGAAAATTTACTATTGTTTACGTTAGTATTTGTCGGTGTTGTGATAACTGTTTTTGGTGGTGTACCACTGGAAGCCGCAGCGGTTACAATCAATTTATTATTAGCCAAAACGCTTTCAGCAAATGTATTGAAATCAATTTTCTTGTTTTCTACATACACGTCGCTTCCATCTGTATTGGTTAATCTTAAAGCATCATTTTCTAATTGAACATTATAACCCTTTGACTTTAGTTCGTTTACTATCTTTGTTTTAGCTAATAAATAACTTTCGTCTTTTGCATAATCAACGATTTGTTTTGCTGATAAAAACTGGTTCATCAACATACCTTTAAATCTATCATTATATTCTGCTTCTTTTGCCTTTACTGCGTTTACAGAATTGGTTTTTTCAGCTAATATTTGTTGATTTAAAGCGTCAATTTGCTTTTGCATTTCTGCTTTATCGCCTTTGTTTGCACCAACTTTAGCCGCTTCTAAATCTTTAACTTTCTTCGCTAATAATGAAGAACGCTTATAAGAATTTTTTTCAGCTAATAGTTCTTGCTTTATTTCTTCGGCAAGTTCTAATTCATTCATAGTATTAGATAATTCAGTATCTAAACCATTCAGAACAGTAGCAGTAAAATGCTTTTTTAAATCTGGGTTATTTTTTGCAGCGTCAATCGTTAGTCGCGTTTTAAATTCGTTTACTTTAGAAACGAAATTATCGTCTACTTCCGTAGCTGCCAGTTTTTTTTGCATTTCTATAATAGCTGGATTTTGATTATCCAACCCAACATTCTCGAATAATGCAGTTAGCGTTTCTGCTAAATTTGCCATATTTATTTAATTTAATTGGTTACTTTTTTACGACCTCTTTTAGTGGTCTTTACTTCTTCTGCAGTAGTTTCTTCGTTTACTTCTGTAAAATCTGTATCTTCTGCTTCCCTCTTATAGTCAAATGAAACGATCTGACCGCCCAACATTCTTTTTACGTTTGAAATATTTTCTTCTGGAAATTCAAACAAGTTTCCGTTTGATAGTGTTGCTATTATTGTAGCCATTATTTAATTTATTTAATAGCAAAAATATATTTTTAATTATTTGTAAGTTCTATTTATTTTTTATCTTTGTTATAATTATAATATAATTATGGCAGGAAATAGAAAACTACCACACGAATGTACTACTACTCAAATTAAACTTTGTGGTGAAGTAAAAGAAAAAGTTTTGGAACGTCAGCGTAAAGAATTAATTGAAAAGAAAAGATATATTTCAATTCCAGACGCAGTAAATAAACTTATTTTAGGAAAATAAGATTTTCTAAATTCTTTGAATGTAATTTCATACCGAATTTACCTGCGTATTCTACATAATCTTTTTCATTCTTACCATTGTATTCAACTATAAGCATTTTGCATTGTAGATCGGTTAAATTCATTTGCGTTAAAACTTTATAGTCCATTCCCTCTATATCAATACTAATTAAGTCAAAGGTTTTATATTCTGATAACTCCATTAAACTTTTAAAGTCGTAACATTTAACTTCTTTTGGCGTAAATTTAGTTTTTCCCCAACGCTTTAATTCTGCTTCGTCTATTGTGCTAACTAAACTTATATCGCCTTTATTTAATAGTGTTCCGCTTTCATAAAAAGTAATATTTTCGTTAAACATACCTACTGCTACATTTAATAATTGAACATTATCATTATTGCGGTAAAGCTTTTCTAAATCTATAAATACATTTGGACTGGCTTCTACTAATAAACCTTTCCAACCACTTCGTAGTGCTGCATATGAATTAGAAAATGTTATTCCATCGTTTGCACCTAAATCCAATAAAGTTCCTTTATAATTTTTAAAATAGTTTAATATTATATTCTGTTCGTTATTCTGGCTATAGTTCATTTTCTTCTGTATTGATAATGATATATTGGTAGTTTAATTACTTCTTCTGTTTTTAATAATTTGGCTTTTTTAAGAGCAGTAGCATAATCGAAGTCTTCGCCTAACGTCTTATTCGGAAATTTTATTTTAGTCGCTAATTCGCGTTTTATAGGTGTTATATGGTTTGGGTAACGATAATAAACCCCGTTTCTTTTTTCATATGAATTATTAATTGCAATAAACCATCTTTCTTCGTTTCTTCCGTTTGTTGTCATAGTTCCATTTATTGCCATACAATCTGGTTTTTTCTTTGCTGCTTCCAGAACCGCATTTATAGCACCCGGATATAATTCGTCATCGTCATCTATAAACCAAACATACTCGCCTTTTGCTATTTTAAGTAATTCGTTTCTTTTTAAGCCAGTTGTTTTTTCTCTATTGTCTGAATTAATAAGTATTTCTACATTATCTTTTGCATTACAAAATTCGATCTGTTTATTTAACTGCTTTAAAAGTTTATCTAAATAAAATACTCTTTCTGTAAGCGTTGGTATTAGTATTGACAAAATCATAGTCCAAAATTCTTTTCTTTACGCGTTATAAATGTTTTTTTATCTTGACTAAAGAACGTTTCATTATGCAATAATAAATTATCTCTTTTTTCGTTATTGTTTGCAGGGTGTTCGTGTTTGAATAAAACTTTCTCAAAATACTTTTGTTTGCCTAACTTATTAGCTACTTCCATAAATTCATTATCGCACCATAATGAAAGATATTCTGGGTGATAAATGTAATTAAAACGATTAAAATACTTCCTGCCTAAAATACACATTGTATTTAATTTAGTTCCAGTATAGCCGTCATTATGCCACAATACACCGTCTTTATCTGAAAAATATTGTTTCATTTCTGCCCTTAATATATTGTCCCAATTTCTGCACTGGCAAACCATATCGTCAGACATAAGTATTAAAATATCCCACTTAAATTTTGTTGTAGTTATATCTCTATTACAAGCGTGTATTTTATTTGCAGAAAGTCCTTTTATAAATTCTCCATTATGAAAATATGTTTTCGCTTTAGCAATTACTTCGTCAGACATTGTTTTATCGTCTGCGTCATAACTAACTAATAAATGTATGTTTGATAAATCTGCTGAAAGTGAATTAATTTGTTTCAGCGTTTCCAAAAACTTCTGCGGTCTGCTTCGTGTTGGATATTTTATTAATATTTTCACTCGGTTTGTATTGTGTTTCAAAATAGTAAAAGTTCGGTTTAAAAAATACTGGCTTCTGCTCTAAAACTATTTTTTGTGCAGTCAAACAATATAAGTCTAAATAGAAATTATACAATTCTAAATAATCGTAACTATCTTGAAATAATTGATCTGTAAAATTAAGTTCAATAGTAAGAAGCATTTCCAGAATTTTTTTCTTTTCCTTTAATGCTTCTCGCTTTTGACTTCTGTTAATTGGTTTGTACGCTAATTTGATTAAAGCGTTATTCATTTTTTCTTTGCTTTAGCCATTTTTGGTTTGCTTTTTCCTGCTTTTGATAGCGCAATAGCAACGGCTTGTTTTTGTTTCATTTCTGGGTTTTTCTTCATTTCATAAGAAATGTTTCTACTGATTGTTTTTGCTGATTTTCCTGATTTTAACGGCATTTTATTTAGTTTTAAGGGTTAGCAATTCCATTTACGTAATGCTTTATTTATTCTGCTTTCTGGGTCTTTTGCGGTTTTAGGCGAAGTCAATTTATCTTTCATTCCCTCCATTCTGGCACAAAACGAATTTCTGCGTTTATCTGCTTCGCCACCTTTCTTTAATTTACTTGGTGCTTTTGTAACTGCCATTTTTAAATTAGCACCCGGATTGGCTTTATTATATGCTTCAACGCCTTTTCTATTTAAACCGCCTTTTTCTTTGTCTTGTCCTGCTGCTCTTTGCCAAATTGGTGTTTTATATTTTTTTGCCATAATACAAAGTTTATTATTTATTCTTTATCTGCAAATTTTTCTTTTAATTTATCTGGAACTACTTCTTCGCTTACTGCAACAAATTTATGCCTGCAATTCCAACCGCCACGATTAATAATAATATTTTCTTTATCTGTATTCGGTTTAAACCCTTGCGTACTTACTTGTTTTCCGTCTACTTCACCCCTGCTTAAAGCACCCAGTTCGCTTTTATGAACCCATTTTTTTTCTACTACGGCTTTACAAAATGGTCTACTATCTAAAATAATCGAACCAACGTATTTATACCAACTTGGTTGAATAACGTCTGTAATTATTTTATCATATTCCGCTGAATAAGTATTTAAACTATCAGAAGTAATTTGATTTACATAACTTAATAATCTTCCGTTTTTATCTTTTGTACCTACGATAAAATCGGTTAATTGTTTTCTTAAATCATTATAGCTTTGTTTGCCTTTTATGTTTGACGCTATTAGATCGCTTATAGCACCAGATACGTTACTGCTTAACCCTGCTTCCGTTAAATCTTTAATCGTCGTTTGTACGGCAATATCTTTTAATTCTTCGCTTGTCTTTGGTACAACAAATTCATTAAATACGTCTCTGTAATATCTGTTTTGTAAATCTTCAACTTCGCCAAAACTTTTAACAAAATCCGCAACTGATTTTTTATACTCTGGCGTTAAAATTACTTTTTCTAATTTCGCATTTATCTTATTAATTAGTTTTAAATTACCTATTGTAGATTTAATATTTCCACTTTCGTCTACAGATAAATCTTTAATTAATAATTCAACTTCTTTTAAAATTGTTTTTTGCTGCGAAGTAGCTTTTGCGTTTATTTTATCTATTGAGTTATCAATAGTTTCAAATAATTCTTTTAATATTTCGTCTGGCGTCTTTGCCATTACTCACCGCTATTATTCATTATGGTTTTTATTTCGCTTGTGGTAGCGTTCATTTTATCATTAGCCATTTTGTAAATTAATTCTCTTTGCTTTGCGTATTCCCACTCGTAAAAGTCTTCATTTGCATTTCTGGCTTGCTCAATAAAATCGTAAATATAAACCGAAACAATAAAATCTATTTTCTGTATTCCGCCACTAACTAACAAATCATTTTTTTCAGATATTGACATTCCAATAAATGGATCGATTGAATTTATTACTTCCATTTTATCAGTAATATAATCGTCTTCTGGAAACGCTTTTTCTGCGTATTCTTTTTCTAATTCATTAATAACTAAAATGCTTTGCTTTGAATTTCTTGCTTTGCTTATTTCATCAATTAGCATATTAGCAGTTAATAAATCAAATGTTTCTGGAACGTATATTTCTGGAAGCATTTCCATTCTTGTTTTTTCGTCTGGAACAACAACCTTATATCTGTATTCATTTATAAAATAAAATACTCTATTTAATATTTCAACAAAGTGGTAAGCTACGCCATAAACAAAATTATTCAATTCGTCTCTATCGTATGCCTTTGCCACTCCACTTTGATTAGCAGGCGCATTCGTTAAAAACTCCATATTAATTGAACTCAATGCGTCAAATATATGTCCTTGTATTCTTTCGTCTTGTATTTTAACTATATCCGTTGGTTTAATTATATATCCTGCTGGTGGTGTTGGTACTTGTTGTTCTCCAATATTTGGACTTTTTACAACTAAATCTTTATAAGGCGATTTTTTCAACACGCCCTCGCCAGAACACGTTCCGCATACTGATTGTTTACCTTGGATTAATACTTTACCAGTTCCGTTACAAGTGGCACATTCCTGCCCGGAATAATACCACATTGTAGAATAAATATGCTGAACTACTTCGGCGTCTAAATCGCTACATTCTCTTGCTGCAATATCCAATCCATTTAGCATTCCATCTATCATTGAAACGAATATTGGATTGCCGTCTATTATATTTTTATATTGACCGCCAGATCTGAACGCAGGAAGTTTACCTATATTGTGAGTATAAACTAATTCTAAACTCCAATCGCCTTTAGTATTTAATTTTTTACTTTCCCAAATTTCGTTTTCATTTATAGTTACAATTACATTTTCTTTATATGTAACTTTTCCATCATTACTTTTATATTCAGCTATTTTATTTGACTTAAATATTAAAAGTTTTTCGGCTTTGTATTCGTAAACGTCATAAGACGGGATAAATAAAGCTACTGGTTTAACGTATTCTGTTTGCTCAACCATATAATCAATTGGCATAATACAAACTATTCCGTTTGGATCAGATAAATTTTCTTTTAATAAATAATTTATCGCCCAGTTTTCAACTGAATTAAACATTGGATATTTATATTCAGTATAATATTCTAACGTTTCTTCTGGTATTATTACTGGCGGAACTTCTGACTTATCAAATGAAATATCCCATTCTGGAGACTTAACTATTTTCTTTAACGAATTAATTACCTTATTACAAGGTGACTTCGTTTTTCCGATATAAATGCTTCTACGATACATTTTAATGGTATCGCTTTCAGACGGTCGCATTGTATCGATTAGCTTATTAAAATACGGGTTTTCTCTTACTGTATATGCTTTATGTTCGTCAAATCTATAACCATCAATATGAAATTTTAAATGGTCTGCAATATCTACAGTTTCATAATAAGCAGCGTGCCTATGTTTATGATTTTTAATATAACTAAATACTAACTCTGGTGTAATTTCGATTTTCATTTTTGCATTATATTACTTGTCTATCTGGTAGCCATTGAACTTTATCTTTGGCTTGAAAATAATGCTTTAAGCCGTTTTGATTGCAGTATTTCTGCACTATATCATTATAAATCTTTTTTTCCCTATCCCCTACTATTTTGCCGCCTAAACTAAAACCATAAAATAAATTATTTAATTCTGCACCAATTAATCTGCGTTTCTCGGCTTGTTCCCAGTATATCGGAACGTAATATGTTTTATGCGGGTAATAATCACATAAAATCATTGCTATTGAAAAAATAAGTTCATCTGGAATACCGCCTGCAAATTTAGTATGTTTTATTTTAATATTATCATAAACCCACTTGCATTTATCGAAATATTTTTTTACATTGGTTGCCCTTTTTATATAAATGAACTCACTTGAAAGTGAATAATAAATTCCATTTTTAACATTATAAGCCGGAAGTATATCGTTTACATTACACCACCAGCTTGTTTTGTCTTCTAATTTGCCTTTGCCTAACTCAAATGCACCTCTATTCTGTATTGTAAATTCTGCTTCGCTTAATTCCTCAAATAGATCGTTTATATTTCTATTATGAAGCCAAATTATGTCTGCGTCTAAATAAATTGTTTTATCGTATGGCGTAAGGTCGTAAATATGTATTTTACATTTAATAAAGTCGTCAAAACCTTTATTATTTGTGTAATATTCTTTCGGACATTCAATTATATTATCAAAGTATTTTAAATATTCCGCAGTGCAGTGGTTTAATGAATTAGCAGTTTTAACTACAGAAATACTTACTTCTGGCGTATTTGATTTAATAGACATTGCAAGTTGTGCCGCTAAACGCCCGTAATATGGATGTCCTAAAGCAAGTATTAAAACTCCTTTGCTATCTAAATTATTAATTTCTTTTTTCTTTCTTGCCATTTAATTTGTTATAAATATAGCATTTATTCCAGACTTATTACGCAATCGCCAGTTTCTGGGTCGATTAAATAATCTTGATCTGCGGTGAAATCAGTTCCGCAATTATTAAACTGTTCTGTTGATTGGTAAACAAAGAAACGTGCCTGCGCAAATTTCTTGCTAAAATTATTCCACGTTGGTTCGTAATCTACTATTTCTGGATAACTTATAACTCCATCAATAGTAAATGTTTTATGCAGTCTTGCTATCGCTATACAACGATGAATAGTAATTGGATAACTATCAATATTAACTTCTTTATATTCTCGGCTCGTAGCAAATATTGTTGCCGTTTTATAAGTTGTATCGTCAAAGTTTGTAACGCCTTGAACGTATCTTTCGCGTCTGTATTCAGCTAATAATCTTAAATTAAACGTAATTGGGTTTAAACCATAATAAAACCCGTACCCGTTTTTTGTATCACTCCAAACAAATAATTTAGTACAATCGTGAACCTCTTTTACATTAAAACAATTACTTTCATAAACGTATGTATAATCTTCCGGTATTAATACAACCGATAAATCGTAAATATTAAACCAGTCACCCGTTCCGCCAGTACAAATAAACTCTACTATTGAAGAAGTCGAAGCTGCGGTAAACGTATGGCAAAATGTTTGTCCATTTGTTGTAAATATAGGTCCGGTATGATTATAAGTATTTCCATCTATTTCAACTGATAAACTTGTTCCAGTATCTAAACCTATTTTATAGCAGATTTTATATTTTTTACCTACAACCATTGTAGTAACGCCTTGATGTTGTATTGTTACTGTATCTGAACCAGTAAAGTTTGTGTTTAATGAATATAATGTCGCTAAATATAAAGTTCTTACAGTCGTTGTATTATCATTTATATCTTGCCATTGCCAATAATCTGTATCTTCTTGAAAATCTCCATTTGGTATCATTTCTTCGCCGTCTGCAGAACAAGGGTTAATTACTTTTAATCTATAGCAACCCTCGTCTAATTTTAAGTTATTTGGCGTAGTGGATAGATTTACAATATTTTTTTCTAATGTTATAAATGTTTGCGGTATCTCCATTATAAAATTATCCTCTAAATCGAATATAGATACTCTTACATTGTCGCAAACTTCTGAAACATAACAATTATCAATACAACCATCAAAGTCTGTAGAAGCGCTTATTTTAAATAAATAATCGTCTATTGTTGCAGGGTAAGTATCTGTATTATTTCCATAAAATAAATATGTTCCATTTGCGGTAAATGTTTCACTATAACCATTATTTCCTAACGTAACAACTAAACTTCCTTGCGTCATTCCGCTTATAGTTAAACGAACTTGGTATAAACCGCCTTTGGTTAAAAGTATGTATTGTGTTAAATCGCCTGCTGCACCAGAAGTATGGCACGCTTTACCCTCGTCTATTTCCCAATTACTACCCGCAGCATACGCCCAACCAATATAATAAACTTCAATATCGTCTACAGTTACGGAAGTACCAACGTCTGCATATATTTTAAACCCATTTCCGCCATTTGCGCTTTCAATATGAATAGTGTGCGTTCCGTTTGTTCCTATCGTTGCTACGTTTTGACTACCTATATAAATATCAATACTATCTCCTGCGCCTAAACTTAAAACGCTTAATTTAATTATATACCCGCCAGATTGAAAACTATAACCTAATTGTTGGCAATATCCTGCCGCACCGCCTGCCGCTTTTGTTGCATTAAAAAACCCACAACCCCAACCACCAGTAAAAGTCCAATTTGAAGCGCAATATTCAAAGTTTGGATCGTTTATTAAATTAGTTCCTAAAATAAATGTAGGGTTTACTGCACTATTTCCTTGCGGTGTTAATGCTGCTTGAAAAGAAAGTAAATCTGTTTCTTCGGTTAATAAACAAACTTCTTTTTGTTCTGTTCCGCAAAATTCATTATCGTGATTAAATACAAATGGCTGATTTTTTATAAAATTATATCCCATTTTTAAACATTATTTTTATTAGATACAAGTTCAAATTTTGTCATTCCATCTTTTAACTTCCTGCTTACTTTTTGAACCCACGTATTTATATTTGCATTGTGGTCTACTCCTATTGCTATCTGATTAGCCATATTTGATTTTAAAGCACTCCATTCGTTTGTTGTAACTGGTTGATCAAATAAATAATTACTTACTTTATAATCTTCCGTATCGCTTTCTTTTAATATACCGCCACCATTTAAAATAAATGTAGTATAAAGTCTTGAACCTATTCCGGCAGTAAATGTAATACTACCAGTTCCTAAAATTGTGTGGCTATAATAACATTCTACTTCTGCATAATATCCGGTTGGCATAACTACGTTTTCAGCAAAACCCTCTAATCTTACTTGTGTATTATTATTTGCTATCCAATTTGCTGCACCAGCTACGTTATAACCCGTAGGCCACGTTAAATCTCTTACTCTATTTATTCCCGATCCAGTCTGAAACTTATTATCTGTAAAGTTAGCATAACCCATCGTATAAGTATTTTGAAGCACGTTTGAAGCGTCGTAAACATTTAATAATATATTAAATACTATTTGCGTTCCAGTTGTATTATTCCAAATAACACTTGGATTGTTCGGGTTTGTTGAAACAGTTACATAAAATAAGCTACCAAAACTATAAAGTCCATCTGCAGGGCTTGTAAATCTTTGTTGCGAAGTCCAATTATTATTCGCGTCTATTACTTCGGTTTGGTATAATACTGGCAAAAACGAACCACTACCAGACGGCGTTGTTAATACCACTGGCGAAACACTTACATTATCTGTTTTTTCTACTACTATATTATCGTTTCCATCGGAAGTATATTTAGCAACTGCACTACCTACATTCCAACGTTCAATTACTTTATAATTCAATAGAAGTTCGTTGTATATGGCTGCGGTTGGTATTAAATCGAATTGCGTACTTTCTAACGTTGCACCAGTATATTGAATTAAACAAATATCATTATCGTAATCGTCGTTATTATTTTGTAAAATATCTTGGAATACATTGCTATCAATTATAAAATCTGAAACTAAATCTAATTCATTATCGTTATTACAAATAGATTGTAGATAATAATTTTCTTCGGTAAATGTTATGCTTTGAATATCTGGCAAACAAAAATTATCTGGATCGTCTACTGTTATTCTACTTCCTACGTTAATTTGCGAATAAAGTAGTTGCCCGTTAAAGAATTGTTTTAAATCTTGTATGTATCGCTTTTTAAATGCTATTCCGGTCTGATAAAAATATGCTTCGTTTTCTATTCGCATTCTCCATCTGCCATTTGTCTGTAATTCCATCGCAAAACTAATATTGAACTTTTTATTTAATTCAATAAATAATTCTTGGAACGAAATTGTTACATCATAACTTCCTGCGTCGTATAATCTTAATTGACGCCCTCGCATAACCATTAATTTACCGCTATCTGTAAAAGAACTAAAATAAGACGAAATAAAATCTATTTGTCCATCAGACATAAAAGCAATTAAATATTCAAATGCGTCTAATATATTATATCCATATCGGTATGAAGTATAATAAGTTCCATCTGTACAATCGTGTGGGTAAATTCCAATTAAAGGCGGTGCAGTTATAGTAACTCCGTTTTTGCTTAATGGCGCTTGAAAATTAGCTTTGATATTTTTATTGTTATATATCGTAGCTGCATAATTATTATCGCTTACTTCCGTTTCTACTTGGCATTTCGATAAATTAAATGTGCAGGTTGAAATAAATATTTTCCCTTTAAAATATTCTACGAAACTTCCATCTTCGTCACAACTTACGTTAAATGTTACGTCTACAACTGAACAATATCCATCGTCTTCAAATGTTTGTTTTAAATAATCGTAACCATCGCCAGTAAAAGTTAATCGTGTTGGATATTTTGGCAACAAACCTCTTATATCTGGGTCGCGTTCTATACTTTCTTCGAAATCTTCCCAATTAATTGGTGGTTCTGAAAGTAAAGTATTATCTAAATATACTTGAATGTATGCCATTAAAACTGCCTTGTGTTTTTATAAACAGAATTATCTTTTAACCCTTTTACAATCATTAACGCATTTTCTTTGCCAGATTTTTCAATCGCCTTGCGTAAATAATAATCGTCAAACATTTTGCCATTTAAAGCCATATTATCCATTATTCCTGCGAATATACCGCTTTCTTTTGCTTTAGCTTCTTTCTGACCTATTATAGCAGGAAGAACGTAATTCTTGTAAATATATTGGTCTGCTTTTCCAGAATTAATACTTTCGATTAACTCTAAATTTTTAATTGTATCTTTTCGATTAATTACAAATTCGTCTTTTTCTGCTTCAATTACTGTTCCGCCCTCTGAATGTAATTTACCGCCAATTAAACCGCCTTGCGCAAATTTTTCATTCTCTATTATTGCTATTTGTGCTGCACCTTGCGCCCCTATTGCTATTGATTGAATAACATTAAAAGGCGGTACACCAGTTGCCAATGCGTTTGTAATTGCCAATGCAGTATTTATAATCGCAGTGGCTATTTTAAAATTCTTTTCCCTTTCAAATGCTTCTCTTTGTAATTGTTCTGTTTCTTGGTCGAAACGCTTTTCAATAGCTAATCTTTGTTTTTCCGTTAAATTTTTACTATTTAATTCAGCATTTTTTTGTTCTTCTAAATCTGCCAAACGTCTTTCTAATCTATTCCTACTATTTTGGCTTTCAATGGTTAAAATAGCGTTTGCGATATTTCCAGCTACGTCGGTTGCTAATTGAACTTCTGCTTTACGTATTTCCTCTTTTCTTTTAAATGCTAATTCTAAATTTTTTAATTCTTCGTCTGCTTGTCTTTCGCGTTCTTTCTGCGCTTCTTCTAATGCTTTTTGTTCGTCTTTACGATATTTTGCCCTTAATTCCGCTATTTTGTTTTCAGTTTCTTTAATTATTATAAATCTTTCGTCTTCTGTTAAATGCGCGTTTAATAATTTAATTTTTGCTTCTTCTTGAATAGCTGCAATTTCCGCGTTTAATCTTTCTTGTGAACCTTCTAAAGTTTTTAATATTGCTACTTTCTGTGCATTTAATCTGGTATCGTTTTCTTTTTTTAATCTTTCTTTTAAATCTCTTTCGGCTGCAGCTGCATTTTCTTTATTAATTCGATCTAATTCTTTTAATGCGTCTTCATATTCTTTTGCCGATTTATCTTTTTCTTCTTTACCTTTTTTCTTTTTTTCGTCTTCTATTTTTTTTAATTCGGCTTCATATTTCTTCTGTAACTCTAATAATTGAACGTCTGCGTCTTTTTTACTTAATTGAACTTGTTTTAATTGTTCTTTTAATTTTTTTATATCTTCTTCACTTGGCGTAAAAAAACTTGTAATAATTGACGGTATTCCAATTGCTTTTGCAATTGCTTCTCCTGCAGCGGCTTTTCCAATAGCCTGCGCAAGCATTTGTTCTTGTAACTTTAATTCAGAAGCGTAAAGTTTAATATTTTCTTTTACTCTTTCTTGTCTTTTTAATATTAAATCTGTTTCCGCCATTCCTAACGCCCTTAAACGCCTTTCTTCAATTTCGTATTCATCGTTTGCTGCTTTTACTTGTTCGTTTAATTTTTTCTGTTTATCTGTTAAATTTTCTGTAGGCCAAATTAAATCAATTAACTTGCCGCCATAAACTGTAAGTAAAGTAACTCCAACGGATAAAAGCGTTTGCCAACTAAAAAAACTTCCTGCTAATGTTTTTAATATTGAATTTGTCGGTTGTCCAGAAGCAGCTAATTCTTGGTTTGCTTTTCTTAATTTGGTAATTTCATCAACTACCATCGGAATATTATTCGATATTGCCATAAAACCAGTTTGCACTGAATTGGCAAACGCAGGCATTTCTCGTGTAATATTGTTTATTGAATATTGTAGTGTATTAAACCCACTCGCAGATTTTCCAACAGAAGTATTTAATCTATTTAAGTCGTTGTTAAAGTTATTTAATTGTTCTGTAGCAAATGCGCCTTTTGCCGCTTTACCTACATTGTTTAAATCATTTCCGGTTTTATTAACGCTATCTTGAATTTTCTTTTGCCCGTTAGCAAAGTCGTCAGCGTTTTTCTTTGCGTTTGCTGCATTCTTACTATCGACTCTGCCTAATTCCTCTAAAGTATCTATTGTAGGTTTTAAAGCTGCGTCATCTACTACAACCTTTATTTTTATATTATCTAATGCCATCTGTATCGGTTTTCGGCAAACTACTTATGTAGTCTTCTAATAAAAGATTGTATTCATAAACAGACAATTTATTTATGTCGTCTATGCCGATGTTACTTGCCTTTGCAAGTCTAATATTCTGTAGAAATCTGTTTTCTTCTGTTCGTCTAATAGTAGCGATGAAAGAACTGATATTTGTTTGTCTGTCACTTTCTCCCCTATTGTCGTATATGCTTGAAAATCTTCCTCTGACATACTGGAAAAGGGATTGTAATTCTTTAGCTGCTGCGATAAAAAAAAAGCGTCTAATTTATTTTCTTTCCACTTGGCTATCTTTTTTAAGTTGTATTTGTAATTATATTCGTATGGCTTTTCGTTTTCGTCAAAGAACACAACTGACGCCAGTTTCATTATTATTTCGCCCTCTACAATTAGTTCTAATCTTTCTTTTAAGAACATATTTAAGCGGGCTAATTCGGTTATTTTAATATTCTTTTTATCGTTCAGAATATTATCTACTGCGGTTGTATGCGCTAATAAATATTCACGTGAACATCGCATTGAAAGTTCGTTATAAAACGCATTTGCCACGAATGCTCTGCCAGAAGCTAAAGCAAATATGTCTTCAAACTGATAATATTGAACGCCATCACAAATAAAAGCAGGAACAATTTTATGTTCTGTTTTTAGCTGAAAATATGGCTTACCCAGTAATTTTGATTTTATTTTTTTCCAGAAAAGCATTAAATTCAGTATAAAAATTATTCGCTAAAACTATCTTTCCGCCTATTTCGTATTTATCGTTATTCGGCCAGATTTTTAATTTGATATTCGGGTTGTGCATATGTCTCCAACTTTCGTTATACATACCGCCACAATTACAAGACTTGTATTTATAAAACCCGTTTTTTACTAAAATATCTTTCATTCAATTATTCTGAAAATTAAGTATTGTAAACCTGCCAGACAAATAATGTAAAGCGGTAAATACATATATTCACTATAATTATAACTAAATAAATATAATATCGTTCCGTAAACCGAACTCATACAGATCGGGCAAAGTATTAAAGGCTTTCCAATAAATAAAGGTAATTTTTCGGCATAATACTTTAACTTCCATAAAATTTCTTTATCTGTAATATTTCCGTTTATATCAAAGCTATACTGACTTGCTGCATACAAACCCCAAATAAATAAGGAATTTAACAACAAAGTCAGTATAACTTCAATCCAAAACAAATGAAACATAAGACAAATGTAATACTATTTCTGAAATTTAAGAAAATTTTTGTGCCACTGGTTGCAATAATATCGGAAGCAGTCCAAAACGTCTGCTTTTCTGCTTTCGGTTGAGCGGTCTTTTACAATTTTATTGTCTTCGTCTACTTCTACAAACTTCATATCGTAGATTAAAGACGCTGAATTAACCGGGTCAATCTTTATACTGTAATTTTCTAATAAAGCGTTTACAAGTACCTTATTTTCAGTAATAGGTGGGTTTATTGTTGGTACGAATAATTGAGAAGTAGAAAGGTTTAACTTACTTTTAATTACCTTATAATAATTTAGATTGTCTTGAACCATTGCCGAACTGCTTTTACCAGTCGCGTCACCCGTAACGCTATAAATAGCATTTGGATATTTAGCCAGTATAGCATCGCACAAAGAATAAATATTACTGTTATGCAGCTTGAAAACATAAGGAACATAAATCGTTTCATTATAATGCTGAATTGCTGCACAAGTTATTGGATTTTTGTTAAAGTCAAAAGATAAGTAAAGATATTCATTTGGATTGTATTCGCAATGTTTGGAATGTCTTTCTTCGTCAAAAGCAAAACAGAATTTTCCAGACTTATCTTCTACTCCCCAAATACCCAACGCATAAATATCGTAGTATAATTTATTAGTTAATTGTAAGTCTGTTATTGTTTTAACGTCTCTTTCAGTTAAAAATAAATTGTCTTTATATGTAGTATGAACGTATTTATATTTTGTTCCGCCTGCGTTTAATTCGTCTATATTATCAATAATATTCCTTTTTAGCCAGTGATACTCGCTAATTGGATTGAAGCAGCCGATAAATTGAACGTAGTTATTCTTTTCGCCCCTAACACGTAGCATTGTTTGCGTAAAGTCCTCAAACGTGAATTCTGTTAATTCATCGTAGAGTATGGAAGTAATTCCGTGAATAGATTTTATCTTTTCTGGCTCGTCTAAACCCCTGCAGACTATTTCATTCCCGGTTGGCAAATGAAGTATGTTTTTTTCGGTTTTATTAAACTCAAATTCGTGTTCTAATTGCCAGTCATAAATTAACGATCTGAATAAAGGATAAATACTTTCTTTTAGCGTTTTATCTACTTTACGCAAAGCAAGTATTTTGTGACCTTTTTCGGTCAATATTCTTAATAAAACCTTTTGGTGCGCAAAATACGACTTGCCTGATCCCGACCCGCCGTAAAGCAATAATATTTCTGTTCGGTCATTTAATAATGGTTTATAAACTGGATTGACTTCTATCCGTAGTTGATTTTGCGTCTTCAATTATAATAGTTTTAATACCAGTATCAATATCTTTTCCGTTTGAAGTATGGTCGATGTGTTGCTTTGCTTTTCCGTATGCTCTATCTAAAAGTATTTCGGCTGCTCTTACGTCTCCTTTTGCCGCCTTTGCTCTTAATGCTGCTAAAATTGCTTTTGCAGCGGTAACCCCGTCTTTTTCTTCGCCCAATACTTCGTCTAATAATTTATCTAAATGCGGTAGCTTTGGCGGTCTTCCATTTACGTTACCAGACTGACCTTTTTTGAATACTTTTGCGCCTTTTGGCGTTTCTCCCTTTTTAAATGGCATATTTCTGCTTTGTTTCTGTTATTTTAAACCTTTAAATGCTTTTAACGGGTAAAAAACAAGTGAATTTCTATAACCGTCTTTGGCAGTTGGTATTATTGGCGTAACTCCGTGAACATTTCTCCAAGCAGGGTAAACTAACATTGAATTATCACTGCTATCTACAGTTGCATTATAATCTGGCACAGTTGTGTTTCCGCCAGTTGCATTTTGCTTTTTTGCGATTATTACATTTACGCAATGTTCTAAATTTCCTGCATCTCTATGAAATGGTGCTGAAATATTATAATTGCTAATTGAACTTGTAAATAAATCCCCAAACCTCCACTTTTTAGGTATGTTTGTTTCAATTATCTGTTTTTGTCTTTCGTAAATATGCGGTGTTATTTGATTAATTAATTGTTCGCTTTCCTTACATAACAATAACATAGCTTTTATAAATGTTTGTGCTGATTTTACTTGATGTACGCTTGATATTGTTGGATAAGGTCTTCTCATATGTGGTTTTGGCGGAACACTACCAATTATAGTTGAATACTGCAAAACCTCTTTATCAGTATTATGCAAACCGCTCGATCTTTTCATTTCGCTTTTAGGAACATTTTTACTCCTTAATTCTACATTTGCTAAATCTGCCAGTTTGCCTAATTTTTCAGAATAGTTATATATGTTTTTTATGTAAAAACCTATTGCTTCTCCATTATCATAAAAAATACTATCTTCTGTTACGTTTGGCTCAATTATTCCACAAACGTCACCTATCTTAATATTATGTTCAACTTTTTTTAAATCAATTCTTTTCATAACAGAATACATTTGTGCAGGCAGGAAACCAAGATTTTTGCCATACGTCATAATCTCTACTTTGATATTTAGCAGTATTTCCTATTGAAGCTAATTTATAATTTTTATTTAATTTATCTATAATATTCCAAAATCTTGGTAAACTTGGGTCTATATCAAAACTCCATTCAAACACTAACTTTTTAAACTTTCTTTTTGTGTTTTCTAATATTGGCATTTCTGCGCCCTCTATATCCATTTTAACACAATATCCATCTTTTGTTACTTCGTCAAAATTTACGCAATCAACTTTCAAACCTTTTCCGTTCCAATTTTTATACATTGAATTTCTCCAGACGTTACCATTATTTCCTACGTATAAATTTGCTTTTTTTACTTCATTATGAACTAATCCTGCGCAAATTATTTCTGCTTTAAAATTATTTAATTGTAAATTTTTTTCAATCATTCTGCAGTTATTAGGGTCTGGCTCATATACTATTACATTTGCACCCAAAGAACAAGCCAATAAAGTAAAAGCACCTACATTCCCACCGCAATCAATCCACGTTTCACCATTTTGTATTGTCATTCCTTTTTTTCTATAAACGTCTCGATCAATAACTTCTTCAAATGTTTTTAAATCGCTTGTGTTTTCACGGTAATAGAATTTTATTCCTTTTATCGTTTTAATCTTCATATCTTTTCTTTTTCGGCTTTTAAATATTCCATTATCATACCACCAACATATGCTTCACGTTCACGCCAGAATTTAACAAGTTCATATGCTTGTTCATAATGTTCTGCTTCAAATTCGATCTGTATTGCTTTTTTAACTCCGCTTGCCATATCTTCTAATTGGCTATTAAGGTCTGCATTTTCATCGTCTAATATAGAATAATCTACTTCTGCAGGCGGTTGCCATACGTCTAAACCCCATTCGGTCAATTGTTCGTTTTCCCACTCGTTTGCAAGCATTTCCCAATCCCACTCTCCATAACCTACATTGTCTGCAATTATAAAACGCCTTTGTTCTTCTTCGCTTAATTCGCTTGCTTTAATTACTGGAACTTCTTTTAACCCTGCTTCCTTACACGCTTTTAAACGCATATTTCCACCAAGAACAATCATATCGTCATTTACTACAATAGGTCTTATTTCTAACATTTTAGGAAATTCTTTTATTGAATTAACTAATTTATTAAAATTATCTCCTTTTATTAATCTTGGGTTATTTGGGTTTAACTTAATTTCGGTTATTTTAATTTTCTTGATATTCATAAGGTTTATTTTTTACAAATATAATATTTTTTTTATTAATATTTTTTTATAGCTTATCTAATTCTTTTTTTACTTCCCACCAGTATTCATAATCAGATAACCCGTTTCTATCAATATGACTAACCTTTTTACTTGCGTCTGCTAATACTTCGTTTACTGCTATTATTGAACACTGTTTAGCAGAGTCAATATAATCTTCCCAACCTAAAACTTCGTGAAATACCCTTGTATGTGGTATAAACCTATTAATTAATTCTTCCGCTTTTTCTTTTGGCGTCATTTTATTTTTTATTTATTTCGTTGTATTGGGGTGAGTTTATGGCTTCTATAAGCAAGTTAGCGGAAAGCATTAGCACCCTGCTTATCATTGAACATTTTTACTCTTTGTTCGTCAATTTCGTATGCTATAAAATCCCTATTCAATTCTTGACAAACTTCTCCAACTATTCCACTTCCAAAAAATGGATCTAAAACAACACCACTTTCAGGGCAAAAGCATTTAATAAGTATCTGCATCAAGTCTTTTGGTTTTGCAGGTATTTTGCCATTATGCGGTTTATTAAAATGATAGTGGTCTCTTATCCATGTTCCTTCATCTGATTTATCAAATTGCCTTCCTTCTGCCTTATAGTCTCCAAATACCTTACTACTTCGCTTCATTGATTTTGTGCCTTCATTGTAATCTAATCCAGTCCTTACATCAACATAAAAATCTTTGCTTAATGTAAGCCAGAATATTTTTTGGAACGATACCAATGGCATCCGCTTACTTACCCAAGCACCACCATTTGAAAAGCTCCAAATAATTTCACGCCTAAAAATGTGATTTACTTCGTTTCTTAATTCATAATCAAATGGTTGCTTTGTAAAGCAAATAATATTTCCAGTTAGTTTTGTAACCCTTACAGCTTGACAAATTAAACCTTCTTTACAAAGTTTATCCCAATCCTGATAATCAGGGTCTAAAATTGTTAAGTCAATACTATGGTCATCTAAATCGCAAATTAAATCCATTGCGTTTCCGTGAATTAACCCATGCCTTCCGCTAACATCGGTTTGGCAAAATGGGGGCTGACTGCTTTCTATCATCTTTTATCTGTTATTGAACATTAGTAATTCTAATCGGCTTTTGTGGGTATAATTCCCCCACTTCGCCAAGCCGTAGGCGTTATATTTTTTCTATTTGTTCTTTTGTAATGTGGTTAAATATTAGCTTTAAATGAATATTCTTGCATAAACTCAATATTTCTTCCTCTTTATTAGTTTTTTTTGTTTTTCCTGCCAGTCGTTCCATCATATATTTACTTGCAGGAACTCCGTCTGCGCCATTCATTCTGGAACTTATATATCTTGTTTCGGCTTCTGTTTTTATGCTTTCTTTTAATTCTTTTGTAATTAATGGAATTAAATTATTCTTTTTTAGCCAGTCGTAAGCAATATTAGCAGGGTCATAAATTGAATTTTCTTCTTTAAACTTATCGTAACAATACAACGTAAATTCTTTTCCAGTATCCATATTAAGTGCATTTTGGCGTTCTTCAATAATCTTTTTTTCGTGTTGTTTTTGTTTTAAAATAGCTTCCTGCCTTTCAGTTGAATTCATATAACCTTTAAGAAATTGATTAAATGAAACTGCGTTTATACCGAAATATTCGCCGTATTCCTTTCGTACTCCTTTTTCAATAGCAGTTTTTACGCCAGACGGACTAATTATATTTTTATATGGAAGTATTTCATTAATTAAACCACCAGTCATTAATTTAATAATCGTATTATCTACTTTTGCTTGTCCTATGTCTAAAAACGCTTTTATAACTAATTCCCGGCAGTATTTTTCAATTTCAATATGTTCTATCTCACTTATTTTTTTTCCTGCATAATCAGTAATATAGCACCTTTCTGCCTGCATTAAGTTTGGACTAAAGTTCACCGAACTTTTTTCCAGTGCGTGGTTTGTTTGCATATTCTTCTTGTGTTTGGTTGTATAAATTTATTAAATTATGAAACTTGTTCGGTTGGTCTTCTTTATTTTGTTTTATCGGAAATAAGCCAGAATAATTATTTGCTATTGAATTACTGATTATTTGCCTTGCTACTTCTGGATCGTTATTTGCTATTTTAATTAAATTCTTGTAGCAAATTTCTAAACTTTTTTGGCTCTTGTAACTTTGCTTTTTTTCTTTTTTATATTCCAACCATAATTCAAATACTTCTAAATATTCAAAATCAACAAAAGATAAATCTATTTTATTTTTATTTATTTTAATAATATCACTATCATTATCATTATCACTATCATTATCATTATCGGTATTTTTCGTATTCGAATTTATACGCTCGTATTCGGTCGTATTATTTTTATTCCATCGTATTTTAATATTTTCTTTATTCTTCTGACAAGTTTCTTTATATTTTTCGCAGTCTCTATCAATAGTTTGTTTAATATGCTGAAATAATAAATTAGTTAATCGGTCTGGCGCTTCATCTTCAATTCCATTTATATATTTAAATAAATGTTTAATTAATTTTCCTGCTTCAATATCTTCTAATTTATCAAATGTATTTATCCAATCTTGGTAAATAATATATTTCTTTTTATTTTCAGCCATTTTCTTCCTCACTTTCTATCATATAAGATATTTCTTTTTTAAGGTGTTTTACGAATTTAATGGCAGTCAATTTATTTAATGTTATATAACTAAATTGGTCTAATTCATTTTCAATTTTTATATATAACTCATTTTGCGTATTAATATACGCTTCCATTTCAATTTGTTCGTCGTCTTTTGATGAACAAAATACAATTCTTGTTTTTTCCATTTTTCTAATAGTTTTAGGTAAACTAATAACCTTTTAAAACGACAAAACCCTATTAAATGCAGGTCGAGTGCAAATAATAGGGCGTCGTATTTGTGGCTCTGCTTCCGCTGCCACTATGTTTAACGATGTTTTTCTCGACCAAAAACATTTTTTAAATTCTAAAGAACGTGCTACAAAGATAGTAATTTTATTTATATATTCCTATTTCTTCATTAAATTTTTTTCTTAATTCAATTCTTTCAGATTTTGAATATATTTTTTCTTTTGGCAATTGTTTTATTATCTGTTTAGTTTTTTCAATTGCTTCTTTTAATTCCGGTATAGACGGCTTTATTTCTCTTATTTCAGCAACTAAACCAGTTTCTATATATTCTTTTAATTGAATGCCAAACTCGTTTATAAGCCCTTTATTGTAGCCTATTATGTTTGCTGAAAGTTGTACATTACAATAGTAATCTTGAAGCCAAATATTAAATAAATTAAATCTTAATGACGGGTTTGCTTGTGTACTATGATAATGTCCAGATTGCGGTTTACCATTTCTGCCGCAACTTATACAATTATGTCCAAAATCAATAATACGAATAAGTTTATTAATTATGACTTGAAAATCTTTTATATAATCTTTATGCGTCTTTAATTTCTCTTTCCTTATTTTAACCTCTTTCTTCCATTCCTTTTCCTTATGGTCGTCGATAAAACAGTAAGTAGAACAGAACTTGTCTGTAGTTTTATAAGGTCTAAAAACAGTTCCGCACCACTTACATTTTTTATCTTTAACTATTCTCAATCTATTAAATTTTTAGGTGTTGTTTTTTTATCTAAAGTATAATTTAAAAACATTCCAGAAGTTCCGTAACGTGTTTTAAATACTTTCTTTTCTCTTTTAAATACATAACCCAACTTTTCAAAGTCGTGTATTCTTCTGGCGATTGAACTGCAGCCAGTTAATTCAAAAGTATTAAGCCAATTTAATGTTCTACCTTTTTTCAATAAGGATAAAACCGCTGATTTTTGAGTTTTTTGTTTCATTGTTATAATTGTTTTGGTTCTGGTTTTTTAAATTTACTAAATTTAATTACATTGTTTTCATACTGCAGGAATTCTTGGTATGCGTTTATAATAGCGTCTTTTAAATCTTTATAACCCTCTAAATCGTTTATGTCGTCTCGATCTAATACAGTTCCAAAAGTGAACTTGTAAGAGTAAGTAAAGGATAATAAAGTAAAATGTCCGCTAAAATGCGTTTTGGCGATATAATCAGCCATTTCCAACCAGTCTTCTAAACTGCTATTTTCATCTATAAATCTATCCATTGTTTTATTTATTTAATTATTAAAAAGGTAAACCAGAACTATTTTTTTTATTATTTGTCGCAATTTCTTCGTCTGGAACATCAATATTCTTATTATTACTCCAAACAGATTTTCCGTTACCTAAATAATTTTTTTGCTTTCTGGCTTCGCGTTCCTCTTTACTTTGATCGTCGAATATAGATACGTTTTGTCCGTACTGGTTTTTTTCATCGTTTACAATAATTCCTATATTGTAATACTTTTGTCCTTTTTTGCCCTCTACGATTTTACTTTTGTCGATTTTTGTTAGATCGATACTTGCTGAAATAATTTCCATTGTCTATTGGTTTAAGGTTAATAAATAATTTCTGGCTTCTTCTATTCTTGTTATCATTAATTCAATTACTGACTCGTCTCTTTCTACTTCAAACATTACAACTCGTTCTTCTTTTGGAATATCAAAACTCCATTCTTTACATTGTAGATCGTAACCCGGATATTCTTTGTAGAATTCAAAACTATCAAATATATTGTTTTTCTCTACTTCAATACATTTTTTAATATATTCTTTGTTGTCTTCTGCAGGGCAATTTAATGAATAATAAATGCGTTCTTTTTCTTTCTGAATTAAATGCAAAGGTGTATTTACTAAACAGTATGCAATATTCCATTTTAAAGCACCAGTAAGCCACATATAAGAATGCGCTTGATAATAGTAGTCAGATAGCAATTTATCGTCTTTATATGGCAGCGTAAATAAGTCCCACGAACATTTTATGTCGTAACCCTCTGTTGCTCTTAATATCGTTTCGCCAATATAACAATCTGGTTCGCCAGTTACATAATCGTTCGTTAATCTTTGGTCGTTCTTTTTAAGTAGTTTATTTAAACTAATAGAAAGTAAATCAATTCCTGCTTCTTCCTGCGCCAAACCTTTTTCGATATATTTATTACTTATATCTTTTCTGCGCTTATATTTTAACTCTCTATAATACTGCTTTAAATAGGTTTTTGCAGTTTCGCCCATCTGTTTACCGCTTCTGTCGTTAGTCATTATTTTACCAACTGCGGATGCTCTAAAAATTATTTCTTCTTTGTTCATTGTCTTTGGTTTTAAAGTAGTTTATTTTCTTTTTCGCTAATTAATGTATGGTATTCTTTCGGAAGTTCATTATACAAAATATTAATATCGTTTAAAGTTCTTGCCGCTTCAATCATTTTAATGGCTCTTTCTTTTACTCTATCTTTCTGAATTGAATTATCTGGCGTTAATTCTAATACGTCTTTTCGGTTTAAATCTCGCCCAAATATAGCACCTATATGTTCTGCAGCGTCTTTTATTGCGTAACTTTTAGCCATCGGTAAAGCCATCATAACTGCGTTATTATTTATGTTTTGTAGTTCTGCAGGACTGCTTCCAGACTTGGTTTGTAATTGTACCGCACCAACGCCATCGTGGTAAGTCCATTCATTATTTATTAAATTAAGATAATGAAGCCGAACAGTAACATAAACCGAATTAAACATTACGCCCTCTCTAATTACTTCTACTCGGTGTTGCTTAAATAATTTCTGCAGCAAAGTTTCTACAATTCCGATCGGAATGTATTTACTATTATTTGCATACTTATTTGTTTTTATCCAATCTTTTTTTGGTTCTACATTAACCAGTTGATTGAATTGGTCTTGTTTGAAAGCTAACTCTATATTGTCTTCATATAGGTCTGCCAGTGTTGGAAGTTGTTTGTTCATTGTCTATTTGTTTTGGTTTGTGAATGCAAAGATATTAATATTTTTTAAATATTAAAAATAATGTTTTAAAGTTCTGAATTTAACTGTAATATCTTCACCGTCTTGAATTATTTTGCCGTCTTTTATTACTACATTTCCAATTGTTGGTTCGTTGTCTGCAGGAAATATTAATTCTTTAAAACTGCTTCCTCTACCTTTAAATTCATCTTTATCAAATAACATTTTATTTAATTTTTTTTCTTCTGCTATTATTACCGAATTAATGTGGCTTAATACTGCAGATACTCTTGAATGCGTAGTTCCAACAATAGAAGCTATTTCATTATACGTTTTATTGTCTTTATACAGATCGTAAATGCGTTCGTATTGCTTATAACTAAATCCATATTTTCTGTTTTCTATATTTCCTACTTTCATTTTTTTTATTTTAAATTAAACCTTGCGAAGCCATTGAAATAAATTCTTTTTTATATGGCGATAAAATAATATGATCTAAAACTTTAACCTCTAATAATTTTAAAGCTTCTTTTATTTTAATTGATATTTCTTTATCTTGTTTTGAAGCAATTAAATTACCACTTGGGTGGTTATGCGCTAATATTATTGAGCTTGCTAAACTATCTATTGCATATTTCGCAATAATTTTAACATCAACTACAGTTCCAGAAACTCCGCCTTGACTTATTTTAGCATATCCTATCGTCTTATTAGCTGCGTTTAAAAGCAGTATAAAAAAACTTTCAAATATTTCTATATCGTCTGAATAAAACTTTCGTATAAATAAATTAGCGTCTTTTCCATCTTTAATAAATTTAGCAGGAAATTTAGTTTGAGTACTTTTTAACTCAAATCTTGGTGTACATTGTCTCATTTGTTTTAGATTTTAAAGTGAATAATATCTGTTTGCGTCTTTTGGTTTGATCGGAAACGGATATTTAATTTGTATTCCATCTGGGTACATTTCGTTTGGTGGATAACAAGACGATATTATACCGCATTTTTCTTCCAGATTATTTTTCTTTTCTTCTTTGTCTAAAAATTGAACGTAGTTATATAACCAGTTTCTAATTATTGTAAAGTTGTCCATTCTACTATTTTTAAAATTATTAAATCAGTTAAATTTTGCCCTTTGATAAACTTGCGCAACGCTTCCGGCTTATTATTTCCGTAAACTATTTCGCTATCGTTTAAACCTTTGTATTCGTAGATTATTTTAAATATTCTCATTGCTTTCAGCTTTATGGTTAATATACATACTTACTTGCTCAAATACTGTATAGAATTCATCTGAATTACAAGGTTCTTCGCTAAACTTTAACGCGCTATCTGGCGAAACTATCGCAAGGTCATAATATTGAGCGTGCCAGTAACCAACCTTAATGGCAGTCTTTTCATCAATAATTTTATAATAACTGGTTCTTGATTTACAATAATGCGGAAGCATTATGTCATAATTTGTTTCTACTTCTGATTTTACTGTTACTGTTAGTTTCATTTGTTTTGGTTTTTAGATTAATAATTAATTATTTTCTTCGTGACATTCTGCGCAGTGGAAATTATCCCAACCGCCTAAATCAATTAGTTCTTCTTCGCTGAAAAACACTTTACAACTATTGCATTGTGCTTTTACTTCTGCGTTAGTATCGTAATATGGAGACATAAATTCTGTTCCATTATCGCCATCTATTAAATAGTTTCCTGCGTTCATTTTACTTTTTTTTAGTTTCTGTTTGTTTGTTTTCTATTGTTAGAATTCGGTCTATTATTGCCGCTTCTATAAATTCTCCAGAACGGAAACGTCTGTTCTGTTCTTTTTGCGTCTTAAAGAATTCTCTAATTCTTTTTTCGCTGATTGGGTTAAATGTAATTGCCATTTTTTTATAAGTTTTAATTTTCCGTAAAGATACAAATATTTTTTAAATATTATATATATTATGAAAAAAAATGTGCGTTGAGTAGTCGCACCCCTATTTTAATTAATTAAGATTAAAAGCTACTGAATGCGCAAGTGAATTAATTCTATTTGCTGAACTAAATAATAGGTCTTCCTCGCTTTTAGCTACTTCGTGGGTTAAATATCTTGTTACGCCCTGCAGAACGCTAAACATATTAGTTCCAGTATTTGCCATTTCAAACGCAACCGCTTCATTTATTTTATCGAATGTATTTTGTCTTCTTGTAGCTTGGTCGTGGTAATTCTGGCGATTAATTCCGAATACTTTTGAATAATATTTATCTAAATCAGCTTCTGTAATGCTTTTAAATGTTAGATCGTTTAACATACTTACATAATTATCTACGTCTGCAGTAGCTTTAATTATCTGGTCTGTAAATAACATAAATCTATCATTATTATTTTTAGTGTTCTTAAATGAAATTGCTCTATCTTCATTCCATCTGGCAGCACCATTTGAACACCATAAACGTAAGGTTGAATAACTTACAGAACATTTAGTAAAGCCGTCAAAACCAGTTTTAAACATTAATTTAGTTTCTAATATGTCTCCCGGCATTTTAG